GTTTGACCAACAGAGTGTCGACATTACTTATGCCGTTTTTAGACGTTGAAACGGTCGTTCAATAAATGCCAGCCAATGCCGTTTCCGAAACCCGCGCAGCCTTAGCCAACGCGTTTAGCGCACTGGCTGCAAACATTTACCCAAGCGTTCCAGAATCGCCCATTCCACCAGCAATTGTGGTTGTTCCAGATTCACCGTATTTTGAAATTGTCTTGCTGGGTAAATCACAAACAAAAGTCAAAATCAATTTTGCGATTACTGCCATTGTTGCTTCAAATAGCAACGCAGGGTCATTAGACAATCTGGAAAAACTAATCATGGGAATTCTTGCGGCAATGCCCGCAGGATACGTTGTCGGGGTCGTTGAGAAACCGACGGTGCTTGAAGTAGGTCAATCACCAATGCTCGTCGCAGACATTAACGTTTCAACTTATTACACACAAACAACATAAGGAGTAAAAATGCCAACAACAGTAATAACTGGGCGCGATGTCACCTTTACTATTGGTGGCAATAATTACGACGCGCAAGCAACCAGTGCCGTGCTATCTAATAGCCCAACAATTGAAACGTACCAAACTTTAGACGGCAAGGTCTACCGTCACATTGATGACCAGTTCTCGTTTGACGTTGAAATGCTTGCAGACTGGGGCGCTACTGGTTCATTGTGCGAGGGTTTATGGAACGCAACAGAATCAGCGCCAAATACAGGAATCACCACAGTGTTGACTGCCGCAAGCGGTGCAACATTTACATTCCAGATTTTGCCAGCGTTTCCAAGCGCAGGTGGTACTGCACCAGACGCACAGACAGTGTCACTATCGTTTACCGTTATCGGCACACCAGCCGAAGCGTTCTAACACAAACAATCGGGAGACAAAATGAAACTACCAATTACGATCGAATTCACCAGCGGTGAGCAAGCAACGTTTGTTGCTGCTCCCCCTGAGTGGGTTCGTTGGGAAAAGCACACAGGCAACACAATTGCACAGGCGCAAGACAAAATCGGAATTTCTGATCTTGTTTTTCTTGCTTACTATGCAATGAAGCGTGAAGCAGCGGGCAAGCCAATCAAGACCCTAGAGGTTTGGACTGAAACCATTGCTGACGTGAGTGTTGGTGAGGCAAACCCAAAAGTTACCCAGTCGGAAGTCTAAGCCGAATAGTTTGGGAAGTAGCCCTTGCAACAGGGCTACACCCAGATGATTTTCAAAGTGCAGAGGACATTCTGACGGTTATTGAAATTCTGGAGAGGCGGGAAAATGGCAACTGAATCGATCAGTTATGACAAAGCGGAATTGAACGCCATTAAACGCTCATTCAAAGCAATGGACGAAGAAGCAACCGCGCAAGCCAGAAGAGCGTCTAGCGAATTGGCAGAATACGTGAAATCTAGCGTCATTGACGCTGCGGCGTTAACACGTACAAATAGAGCGGGTTCTTTGCGTCTTGCAACGGGTGCTACAGTTTCAAAAAGTTCAAAGGTTGGCGAAATCTCATACGGTTTTGCAAGGCAAAAATTTTCGGGCGGCGGCACAACCCAACAACTTTGGGGCGGGCTTGAATTCGGTTCAAACCGTTTGAAGCAATTTCCAGTCTGGTCGGGTCGCGAGGGTAGGGGTTCACGCGGCTGGTTTATTTATCCAACGCTGAGAAGTATCCAACCCGAAATTCTAAAACGTTGGAACGAATCTTTTGACAAAATAGTTAAGGAGTTTGACTAATGGCTGGAAGTCGTACTCTCAAACTATCCATTCTTGCGGACGTTGAAAAACTCAATAAATCCTTAAAGAGTGGCGAACAAGACGTTTCTACTTTCACTGGAAAGTTACAGGGTTTCAGCGACAAAATAACGACTGCGTTCAAAGTTGCGACGGCTGCCGCAGTTGCGTTTGCTGGCAAACTTGCAATCGATTCAATTAAAGCCGCTTCCGATCTAGGCGAAACTATTTCAAAGGTTGGCGTTTTATTTGGTGATTCTGCTAAGGAAATTGAAAAGTTTGCCGACGGTGCTGCTCAATCACTAGGACAAACAAAACAACAAGCATTGGACGCGGCTGCCAATTTTGCTATCTTCGGCAAATCCGCTGGGCTTAGCGGTGTCGCACTAACT